TTATGTTTCTTCAAATAAGCACTTGCCATAAGCAAGGCGAATGAGGTTTTAAAGTGTTTTGATGGTCCTGCTAAAACGGTAAGTCCAGAGGCCAAACCTCCATCGATTGATCCTGAAAGTGCAACGTTTACCATCGGCACTGATGTTGTGGTGAGTTCTTTTTCACCGAATAATTTCGAATCTGCAAGTACTTCAGCACCTGTGGTTCGAGATGATTTCTTTAGTTTTTCTAATAACGACATATTTTTCCTTGATTTAAGATATAATTATACTATAAGTTGCGTTGTTTGTACACCTATTAAATAAATGATTCTAGGGTTTGAGAAGCTTGTTCGTAGGTTGAGGTTTTAGTTTTATTGTCAAATACGGCAAAATCTGCTTCTCGAGTGTCCAATTTGCCGTTAAGCCATTCTTTAATATTAAATGCCATATCTTCTGCAGTTGTGACTGGAACGTTTTGGCAAATCATGTTAAGGTTTTTTCTACCACCTTGCAGTTGAAAGTCTTTAGGCATTTTCATAATTTCTAAACACTCGCGTACTGTCAAATACCTATCTTCATCGGGGTGTGTAAGCCATGCAGGCATATGTCCAACAAATGCACCAATATAGTCTTTTGGAATTTCAGTTGTCTTCCTCATAATGTTACCACCTGATTCGAGCTTTTTGTGAATTTGTAAACAGCGTATAGATTCTTTCTTATATCCTTTATCTGACATCCATTTTGAAACTCTATCGTATTTCACTCCAGCTCTTTCTAAATAGTCGAGTGGATTAATTGTTCTTTCGATTTTTTCGAAAAATTGTTTATGCGTTATTCCACCTTCGAGTTCGTTTAGTACAAATTGATAGAAAGGATTATCAGTAGGTTTTCTATCATTAGTAAGTTGATTCATAGGATCATCATCAGAAACAAAAGCGTTTCTTATGGTATCTTCGATTTTTTCGTGTGGTCGATGATAAAACTGCATATGAGGAACACGGTCACCTTTCCAAAAGAAATAGAATGCTCTATCACGAGTTTGACTCAGTCCATGTAATTTTGATTTTGTTTTATACAACGACATAGTATAGCCATTTAATTGAGCAATACATCTTAGCTTTTCAACAATAGGTGCACCCATTTTAGATGCAAGTCTTGGTGCGTTTTCTCCCCAAAGCACCTTTGGCTTTACGCAACCTAAGATGTACTTTGCAGATTCAATCATCCAATCATTTGCTTTGTTGTCTGTAGAGGATGATGGACTTAACGAAGATAACCCTGCGCAAGGACAGACAGCATTCACTACATCTACTGAGTGATGGTTGTGTCTATCCTTACCATGATCTTCATCGAGAGCGTAATAAGGAACAGCGTTTTGATAGTGATCTAATAACTGAGAATCATTCGCCTTAAACGCGCTATACGATAGCATATAGTCTGGCCTTTTACCAAAGACGTTTTCCATCGCAATTGTTTCACCTCCAATGAGTGGAACTATTGATGCATAACTATAACTCATCCCAAGAACTCCATTTGTGGATCATTGAAGTACCTATCGATACATTCAATCTGTGAATCTAACGATTCGATTTTTTCGATTTTCTGCTGTATTACTTCGCCAATGCCTGGGTGTTCTCCAACTCCTACAGGATTTTTTAAGTAAACGTTAAGATCTGCAAGATGTTCATCGCGTTCACCACGCAGTTTAGTTTGTATTGCTTTTATATGTGAGTTCATGTTATGTTGTGGTTATAGTTTAGCCGAGGAATGCTCCTAAATCCACGGGCCTATTAATTGATTTATCTGCTTCTTTTGCTTTATTGTAAAAATCATTAAACGAAGAATCAGGCGAGTTGTGTGAATGATAGTACTCATACGCTTTATGTCTCCATTCATCTCTCATTACGTTATCTTTTCGTAACTGATTAATTAGATTCATATTTTCAGAATGATCTGATCCTACTTCACCAAGCCAGATTGTGCCGCTATCTTTATCAGATGTCATTGCATTGCCTGTTTGTAAATGATAGCAATGGTCACCATAACTTTTTCTAAAAATAGGAATACACCCTGCAGCAACAATTTCTAAGTGTGTAAACTCAATAAAATTTTGAATGTATTCAGGCTGAAGATACGTTAATTGAAAACCGAATCCACACTTAGACAACCTTTCAAGCATATCAGTATACTTATATGCTGAAAAGACGTATGGCTTAGAATTGTGTTCTAGCTTTGCGTCGAAATCTGCATCAGGGTGATTAAAATCAAACTTTTGGCGGATGTCAACAAACTGAATCGATCGTTCCATTCCTTCTAAAGTAAACAACAAGTCTTGATTCTTTGCGTTTTTCTCGTACAAATCAAAAAGAACATCGAACCCTTTCCAATACGCACTGCGGCCAATCCATTTTAAATGATTTGGATCTTGCTCTTCGATTGGTTTCCAATACTCATTTTTAATTGTTGAGATATCAATGCCATTACAAAAATTATATAGTGCTGCATTTGTTCCAAGTTCCCTGCAATATTCCATAAATGGGCTTTTTGTAGAATAGGAAAATATAACATCAGCGCGTTTGATTGTTTCGTTGAGTACAGCGTTTCGTCTAATAGACATCATCTTATGATCATGCTGAATCATTACAACTTTCGTGTCAATGCTATTAATCAGCTTAGTAAAGTTCTCAACGCAATCATCAGGGTGACCTTTTGAAGGCAATGAACCAACTACTACCATGTCAGCGTCTTTTGCATCTTCAATAATGTTGTCGACTCCAAAGTCTACATCACCTCTCGCAGGTTTATTACCAAACTTCTGCTGAATAACGTTTTCATCTAAATCGTGAGATTTTGCTCTTGTCCATTTTTTATCCTTAGTTGCATAGATTTTATAATCCCAACCTTGTGTCAATGCCCAATCTTTCATTTCTAAAGTAAATCGAGTTACGCCGCAACCTTCAATACCTCGTCCTAGTATGTGTATAATTTTCATAATGTTATTGTCCTATTGTCATTAGCCAGCATACTGCTATGCCGAGCGCTACAAATAATGCTATTGTCATATCTATTGGTATCATAGTTCGTCGTCCTCGTGTGTGTAAACTTCGTCATTCATTCCCATACATGAAAGGTTATCCCATAGCGTTCTTTCGAAAATGAGTTCGCCATCTTCTTCGCCAAGATCGATAATCCAATCCGGAGCATGATGGGTCCAATCATTGTCGACCATGTAGTGTATGTGTCCTTCGTTCGAATCTTCTTCAAAACGAACAGTTAGAGGTTTACCTCCAACGTCTAAATCGAAATCAGTTACCTTTTTAAAGTAGACTTCGTCTGGTGGGTATTTTAGTTTTATTTTTGCCATAGATTTATTTATCGTTATTTAAGGTACGTCACTTTTACGCCAGCCTCTTTTAAATAGTCCATTCCTTTTCCACAAGAATCGTTCCATCGTATGTTATTAGTTTCACCCATAACAACTTCTTTAATGCCAACTTGAATAATAGCTTTAGTACATTCGTGACAACAGGGAAGACCATGAACATACATTGTTGCGCCTTTTGGTGAAACACCATTGTGTGCAGCGTTATATATTGCATTCATTTCAGCATGAACAATACGATCGTATTTTGTTTCGCGATTGTTATATAGTTCATCACTGTCGTCCATACCTCGAGGAAAACCATTATATCCCTGAGACAACACTTGTCCTGATTCGCCAATAACTACTGCACCGCATTGCGTCGAAGGATCTTTCGACCATTGCGCAATATCACGAGCTAAATCTAAATAGCGTTTATTCCACTTATTAGTCATCAATGTATTCTGACTTTAAGTCAAAAAGACTTTGAGTCTCTTTTGGTTTTTCTCGATTTAGAAAGTCTTTGTTTGGATCTTGGCCGTCAATACCACCGCGAATATAAGCACCAATAAAAGATGCATAGTTAATTAAGTCTTTACACGAATCTTCAACTGATTCAAAGTTTGGCTTGTAGTCAGGATCTTGATCCATAGCTTCAACTACCGAATACATACGTAGAACTTTTGCGTAGACGATATCTAGCATAGTAAGCACACCTCGTGGGTAATAGTCTGCTTGTGTAATCCATGATTTGCCATTCTGATAATCGTTTGATTTACGCAGTTGTAGTTCAATTGCTTCATTAATGATTTTGATTGATTCTTTATCCATAGTTAATATTATACTTTAAGTTTGGTGTTTTGTAAATGGTTAATGTTTAAAAGTCTCCACGTATCGCCTTTTCTTTCTGACAAATTAACTGCTTCTCTAAGTGGAAGAATGCCTTTACACTCAAATTCTAAAACTTGTCCGATTTTATAGTTATGTTCTATGTTTTGAGTATAACCTACAATATGAGTAAGTTGATTGCACTCATAAGACTGAATCATTTTAGGAATATCATTTAAACAGATGTTTTGCCGATGTGAAGGTTTACGTTTTAAGTCGATAAAAGTGTTGTCGTCATACTTCCAATCGTGGCGCCATTGGTATTTTTCTTTTTTGCCAGTTTCAGGATTAGTTATGATTTCGCCTACTTTCATTTTACCTACGCGTTGAGCAGTAAACTCAAGTGCAAGTGCATCTACATTTTCGCGAACCTTATACGCCGGCTTCTTTGCCTCTTCGTCAAGTCTATTAAGTAACCATTCGTCTACTACGTATGTATGGTTGTTAATTATTTCTGCAATCTCTTCAATCATGTGTGTCTCGAGCTTGTAGGAAATGTTATTGCTTCCATAGTATTACCAAAGCATTCGTCAGCGATTGAAATCGTTTCTTGTTGTTTATTTTGAGATGCGATAAACTCATCAATGAATTTGAAGTGGCGTTCGTACACGTGTAGAGAACCAACGTTCCAATAGATGTTACCGAGTTCAAGTTTGAGTTCGTTACACAGCATGTCAGCCATGTACTTTTGCCAAGCATAATCGTTGCGATAACCAAAGACTACATCGTTACTACGCATTTGAACAACTACTTCGAGCTTGTTGTTGCGAATAAGATATTGAACTGCGTTAGTGCAGATAAAGTCAGACATACCATTTTCGTTGTATTCGTTCCAAATC